ATGCTCGTGCCATACGAAGAAGCAATGGGAATCTGACGGGTAGCACCAGCGAACACCTGACCGCCGATCAAATTGATCGGGAGAAGCCCGTAGGGCTTCGATACGGTAGGATAAGCCATTTTGTTACCTCACAAAAAGTTATTTGCCAGAACCGAATGACGTTTTGGATTTCTTCTCTGCAAAGAGCGGCATCCTCGGGTCATTCTCTCTCATAAAGTTGCTGTCCACAGCCTCCATGTTGTCCTTCGTGTGTTTTGCGTAGTATTGCGTACGCTGTTCCACGAACTCAACAGGCATTTTGCAGAGCAACAACCCGGCGACCTCAATGTTGTCTTTGAAACGACTATTGGGATCGACTAGCAGTGAAAACTTAGGTTGCTCTTCCATGCGCACTGGCTCCCAACCTTCCCTCAGTTTTGAGGAAATGTTGCGTGCATCAGCAGCGCCGAGCATAGCAACCCTCACCCAGCGGTACGCATAACCCGGCTGCTTATCTGGTTGCGGCAGGGTTTCGGGGCGCATCCACTGCTTGGGGCGCTCCGCCGTACTACGGGTGTCTAATTCGCGTGCAAGTCTATTTTCAGCCATGTTAGTTCTCCAAAGTTTTTGCATATTCCCGGGCATACTGCTCGGGGGTTAATCCCAACTTTTTCGCAAGGTTTAGTTGCGATTGTTTCAGCACAATCCGCTTGGAAGACGTGCTTCGGGATGCCGGAGCAACCACAGTGGCAGGCTTACTTTCTGTGCGCGTAACGGGCTTGCCGCCCCCGTTAGTCGTTTGTGCTTCACTCTCTGAGTTACCGAAGTACTCAGGGAATCGACGACGCATTGTACTGTCAATACGTCGCCAGTATTCGTCGGTGCCGACATACTGCTTACCTTCTTCGCGTTCCAGTTTTTGATGGAAGCCAAGGGCTAGGGCAGTCATCTCCGGGTCCGTACCCCACCAAGGATTGCGCTCTTGCCACGCAAGGGTCTTGGAGTCGGGAGTCGGGACTTGCACCTTCTCAGGTACATTGTTTACCTCAACTTCTTGAGTTTGTAAAGGGGGTCGGTAGTTATTGATCTGCTGCATCTTAAAAGACGCAACATTAAATTTCTCCTGCGCCGCCATAATCTGGTCAGCATCCCCGGCGTCATAAGCCTCTTTGTAGGCCCGTTTCGCCATCTCCAACTCAAGTTCCACTGCACCTTTTACGGTGTCAATGTATGACTTCTCACCTGCGGTGAGTTGAGTCTTGAGGCGCTTGTTCTCTTCGATAATGCGTTGCGCAAGACCAACGGCTTCTTGCTGTTCACGCAAAGCCGCCTCTTTGGCACGACGTTCGTCATGCCAGACTTTCTTCATCTGTTTGAGGCGGACTTTTACCTTTTCCGAGTAGTCCTCTAGTTCGTCTTGTTCGAGTTCCTCAACGATCTCTTTCGGGAGCGGTTCACGCACGCGACCCGTTGAAGGGTCACGGTCCTCTTCAGGCGTGTCGTCAATGATCTCAAGTTCGGGTTCCGTTTGTGCGGGTTTACCCTTAGTCTCGACAGGCGTTTTGGCCTGTTCTTGACCTTCGATTTCAAACTCAAAATCGTCTTTTGCTTCTGGGGCTTTTGGTAGAGGCATGTGTCACTCCTTATTTGCGCGAAATGCCGCGAGGGTCTTCGACCACCCCCTCAACACTGTCGTCGTTGATGATTCTGAATTCACGACCATGAATCTTCAGTCGTGTGCCTGCGTGCGGGCGGACCAGAATGAAGTCCCCCTCTTTGCACCAAGGGCCACTGGGAAAACGGCTCGGGTCTTTGAAACAGTCTGGACCCAACTTCACTACGAATAGCACAGTAGTGAGGAATTCCTCGTTCTGTAGCGTGATGTCGGCTTTGACAATCCCACTTTCATACTTGTCCTCAATCTCTGGGATTGCACAGAGAATGCGGTAGCCGGAAGGGTCAGGCAGTTGCTTGGCCTTCTCTTCTGCCGTTTGGGGCAGCACGGTTGCGTTGTTTGGGTCAGTTGCGTCCTGCCCAATTAGTATTTCACTCATCGGAACGATCCATCCTTTCTTTGGTTTCAAGTAGCATATTGTTGGCAATCAGCAAGCCTCGATACACACCGCACGCATGTTGATACGCGCCGTAGTCCGTGGCTTTGCCCATCACCAAGTCTTCTTCGATGAGACGCTGCTCATCACGTATCTTTTTTGAGAGATACGTTAGAAGGTCATCACTCATTCACTCTCCTTCTTGGGTTGTTGCAATTCTCTTTGTGCCTCACGAGCAATCTCGATACCCATACGCAGACCTTCGGCTTGTTGTTTGCCTTTGTCTGCACCGACCTTTGCGCCGATCTGGGCACCTGCGATTTCCTTCTGTGCAGCGATGCGTTCGCGTTCGACAGCCAGTTGATCCTTTTTGGCGGCGGCGTCGATGACGAGTTTCTGCTTCTTGATCTCGGCTTCTTGTTGCTTGATCTGAAGTTCGGCTTGCTGCATCTGCACGATGGGGTCTTGTGCGGCTTGCATCGCCTGTTCCTGAGCCACAGCGGCTTGGTTCGTTTGTAGAACCTGCTTGGCAGCGGCAGCAGCCAGACGAGAAATTTGCACTTCGGTGTCTTCCGACATCTCGGAGTCCGGAGCGGGGTAAGGCACACCAGCAGCCTCTTCGATCTGTTTGCGATACTCGAAGGCAAGGTGTTCTTGGATGTGTGCAGCCAGTGCTGCTTGGATATTGCGAGCGTTCGGGCTTTGACCGATCAACTGCGCAATCTTGGGGTCTTGCGCCGCAGCCATGTGCACGGTGATATGTGCCTCATGGTCTTGGTAGATGAAGGCTTTGACAGGCTTGCCGTTAATCATGTCCATGTTTTCGGAGACAGGATCACGCGGCTTGAAGTCGTCCTCCATCGGCACCAGTTTCGCAGCGTTCTTGATGCCCAGCACCTCCAGCATCTGGCGATGCAGGTAGGGCAAGTCATACAGTTGGGGCGCAGTCTGCGCCAGTTGCATCACGGCTTGGTACTGAACCACTTTCTGCGACATAGTCGCGGCGTTGGGGTCTGATACCGGAATGACCTCCACCATGTCGTAGTCGCTACGCTTGGCATGCGGCGTAGCATCGTACGGCTCGTAGTCATAGTCCTCGGGGGTGTAGTCACGGATGATGTTCTTGAGCAAGCGGAACTCTTGCTTCATCGCATAGTGGATGCGAGCCTGAACAGCAGACATCACCTTCAGCGTGCGCTCAAGGATAGCCAGCGTCGTACCCACCGGAGCCTGAGCAGACATGTCACTGACCTTGAGATCAGCGGCAGCAGCGAAGCGGCGTCCTTCTTCAACGATGGTACCGAGCAGCGAGTACAGGACTTGAGACGGCTCCTTGTAGGGGAGCGTCATGATGTTGTCCTTGATGGTGCCACTCGTCACATCCACGTCGCGGAACTCTGCGGGCGCGATGGGAGTGTCATCCCCCTTGACTCGTAGCCCCTTGGTCTTGAAGCCACCGGGCAAGTTAGACAGCGTGCCAGCATCGACCAACTGACGGATGATGCTCGTGCCAGACTTGGCAAAGGCTCCGATCAGGTGGATCAGGCCGAATGCGTAGAAGCCAAAGCCCGGGATGTACGGATAGTGAATGAAGTGGTTGCGCTTCTGGTAAGTCTCGTCGTCTGGGTTCCAGTTGCGACGGATTGCAAGGATAGTCTGCGTAGACTTCTCGATGGTCACCACGTAAGGCAGCGCGATGCCAGTGGGTTCACCGTCTTCATCCTTGTCCTCGTAGCCTTCAAGGTCGAGGTCAACGTGCATCTCCAGCAGTTTGTAGCGGTCATCCTGAGAAGCGCGGAAGCCCATCTTCTCAGCGATCTTCTTCTCCACCTCGTCGAAGGTATCCTGCGGATCACCCAACTCGACATCAAGGTAGAAGCCCGCCACTTGGAGTTTGCGCAACTCATTGGGGGTCTTACGCATGACATGGGTCACACGCTCGGCGGTCTCAATGTTTGACGCGCCGTAGGGCACCACAATGTCTTCTGCGGGGACGAACACTGCGGTCTGACGATCCAGTGACGGATCGAAGTACACCTTCTTGAAGGCGTTACCTGCCAGACCCAAGCCCCACAGCATGCGCTCGTGCTCAGGGCGGTACTCAACCATCACCTCGGTCAACTCGTAGTTCATGTCGTCTTTGACACGAATAGCGGCTTCGCGCTTCTCAGCAGTCTCTTTGCCGATGATCTGCGTGCGCACCGGACCACTTGCCGGGAAAGTCTCCATCATGGTCTCGGCTTGGAACTTGACCAGTGCCTCAGACAACAGCGGGTGGTAGACACCGCAGGCTCCGGGCCAAGGCTCCGTGCGGTCTTCGATCTTCATGCCCAGCAACTCAAGGCCATCGACGTAAGTCTGCATCCAGTCTTTACGCGAGGAGATGTCTTCTTCAAAGTCACCAAGCAGATTGCCCGCAAGTTCCGCCAAGACCTTCTCATCCATCTCTTCTGCGAGGTTGGCACCGAAGTCTTCCGTGCCTTTTTCACCCGGCTCGATCTCAATCTCAAGACCGCCAGCGCGAATCTTGACCTCCTCGGGGTCTTCAATCTCGATTTCAATTGCTGGTTCTTGCCCCGCAAGTAAATCATCTAGGCCCATCGGGGCTTGTGCTAGTGCTTTATCAATTGTCATGATGTGTCCTTTTAGTAGTACCCCTCAAACTTGCGTCTGAACATTATCGGCTCATCTTCCTCATCGAGTGAGGTGCGGATGTAGCCGCCTTTGCGGAATCTCATCAACGCAAGAGATACCGAGTCAACATAGTCATCATGCTCGCCGGAGGGGAAACTGGCAACCTCATCAATGACCTCTTCTGCCCAATGGGTGTTGGGTGCCCATACTCGCCCAGAGGCAAATAGATCAGACACCGCATTCAATCGTGAAATCTTATCGTTGCCCTTGACCGGAGTGAACTCTTGGACAGGTATGCCCATCGCACGGAGTTCATATATCAGAGGTGCGCCCGATGCTTTCTTCTCGATTATCACGGAGTCGGGTTGCCACTCTTTGTAGTGCTCGATAGCGACTCGCTTGAGTTCTGGAAACTCCATCCGGTCACGGAAGGCATTGAGGAGGATGATGTTTGTATCGGTCTTGCCCGTATCGGGGTTCTCTTGGTAGAACACACCCCACGTCGTACAGGCCGAATAGTCAGCGCGGTTGGACTTCTCGAACGCCGTATCCCACGACATCAGCGTAAAGTCACAGAATGGGGGGTCTTCCCTGTCCCACTCCTGCCACCAGTCGCGTTTGACGATAGCGGAAGTCTCCGAAGTGGGCTGCTGCATGTACTGCGCCATCCACTTGCTGTTCGGAAGTTCTTTCTGGAGGGCTTGCAGTTCAGAAATAGACCAAAACTCAGGCCACAGCGGGTTGCCAGAGGGCAAAATAGCCGGAAAGTCGATGACTTCCCACTCTTCGCCGCCCCGTTGGGCCTCTGCCTTGATAACTTGGCCCGTCAAGTCCTTCTTTGACCACCGCGTCATCACGATCACGATGGCACCACCCGGTTGCAGACGCTGCCGAGGGCCGGAGGTGTACCACTCGTAGGTCTTGTCGTATATCTCGGGGTTAGTTTCAGCCAGTGCGGCCTCTTGTTCACTGTGTGGGTCGTCGATGATGAGCAAGTCAGCACCTTTACCCGTCACCGCACCGCCCACACCGATAGCGAAGTAGTCACCTTGCTTGTTTGTCGCCCAGCGACCCGCCGCTTTAGAGTCGGCTTGCAGGCCAACTCCCGGAAAAATCTTTGCATACACCTCTTGGTCAACCAAGTTACGCACTTTTCGACCAAAGCCCACAGCCAGTTCTGCTGTGTGGGAGGTCTGAATGACCTTTTTGTGAGGGTACTTACCAAGGAACCACGCGGGTAGCAGGTATGACGCAAACTCGGACTTAGTATGCCGAGGCGGCATGTTGATGATGAGCCTCTTGCACTTGCCTTCAGCCACTCGCTCGAAGGCCGCTGCCATCTTGGCATGGTGCCGACCCCCGATGAATGTGGGCCAGACCTCTTTGACGAATGCTAGGAACTTGTCCTGCGCCAGTTTGCGCGTCTTGAGTTCTTGCAGTTTTTCGAGTTCAGCGAGCAGTTTCTCCTGCTCCGGCAATGACAGCAGAGGCAGGATGGACGGGATGTCCTTGAGGGAGACGTTATTGAGGGCTTGCTGGGCTGTCGTCATGTGTCGCCTCGTCCTCGCTACCACCCTCGTTCAACTCACTTGCCAGCGGGGGCAACTCGTCCCCTGCCACCCCCAGCACCTCATCAAGGTCTGCTCCGATAGGAGTAATGTCAATGACCTCTGCATTAAGCAGACGCTTAACGCGATCCTTGATGGCACTCTCCAAGTCTTCGGGGGTTTTGTAGTTGATCGTGATCTCACTACGCTCAGTAAACAGGCCAATGTCACTGTGCTTGCCCAGTAGTTCTAGGGCTTTCAACTCGTATCTGGGATCACCACAGTTGGCAATCTCCATGAGTTTGTGCGTGATGGCTGACCGCGCTTGGGCTACATCCAAGGCAATCTGCTGACCGTAGGTTCGCAGGAATGCTGCCGCTGCGAACGCTGTGTTGGGGTTTGTTAGGTTTTTAGCCTTGCGGTTCTTGATCGCTTGGTCGATCAGAGTTTTCTCTTTGTCCGCTGTGGCTTCGTCCACTTCGAGGGGTGCGCCCAAGGCGACTTGCAGTTCTGCCGTGTTGCCCGCCACTGCTACTTCTTCAGCAAAAGTAGAGACGACTTGATCCTCCGTGTCAAAAGGCACGGGATGCTGGTCAGTGGGTTCTATGTTAACAACAGGCATGTAAGGAACTGTTTGTGGCTCCAGTTCTTCGCAGTATACACAGCAACGTAGCAGCAATGTCAATACAAAAATAAAAAAGGGGTGTGAGTTGAGTTCACACCCCAAGCCCGGAAGGAGACGGGCAACTGCTGAAATCAAAATATACCCCCCGGGGGTAGGGGAGGTAAAGAAAAATGAAGGGGGGTGTTTCGGCAATAAGTATCGTTGCTACTTGTGCCTATTTTAATAGGGGGTACCCCCTTAATCACTCTGCAACGTGTTGTACGGAGTGGCGGCGAGACGTATACGGAGATTAGCGGAGTTAGCGTGGCGGACTAAGAATGTGGTACGAAGTTAGGTGAAAACGCCGAGAGACGCAATCCAATGTGTGGATTGGTAAGTAGAGGGGGACCACACCTCCTGCTTTGGTGGTTTGGGGGGTCGGGGTGGCGTGGGGTCGCGCCCTGCCTAACATTGTTAGGGGTGGCTATTATTGTTTCCAAGGAACTGGCTTTTTTGTACCACGGTTTGGTATAATAGCACCATGCAAAACGAAACCGGATTGCATGGGCAAATAGCCCCCCGCATATAACGCAAGGGCTAACATTGTTAGGAGTATGGAAAATGGAAAACATCATCGTCAACGGTAACGCGGTATCTCTTGAAACCCTCCGCAAGGGTGTCGCTGATGCGGTAGTGCGAGCATACGGCGCAGAGCGGGATTACGCTATCGCCCTGAATGCCATGTTCGCGGGGTTCGACTGGTTCGACATCGAAGCGAACGATTCGAGCGAAACGGCGAAACCCGTGCACGGCGAGAAAAAAGCCCTGTATGTGGAATTGAAGGCCGCGAAGCATTCAAACCCTAGCACGGTATGGGCACGGATTCGCAAGTATGGGCGCGAGGAGCGGCACGGCAAACCCGCCGAGGGCGAGAGCACCGAGGGCACGGGCGAGAGCGAGGGCGCGGGTAACACGCCCCGCGATGCGGTGACCCGTAATGTGGAGGAATTGATTGCCCTCTACAAATTCAACGCGAAGCAAGAATCGCTCCCCGCGAAAGTGACCGAGGCGCAAAAGTTTATCGCCTCTGCCCTGATGGCTCTCGGGGTTGACCTGAGCATGGTGAAGTAATCGGAGGGCGGGGCGCAAGCCCCGCCTAACATTGTTAGGCTTAACGGAGAATCCAGTATGCGCAAAATCAGTATCTTGTGGCTCTACTTGTTCACTGCGGTTTTGATAGCCCTCGCCTCGTACCCGTACTGACCCGCCTCACCCCCTGACCCCCGCCCTCGCGGGGGTTTTCTTTTGCCCGTCCGGTTTTCACGCCGTGCGGGCTTTTGTGTTTCCGCTTCACCTAGTGCGCAAGCCCTAACATTGTTAGGCGGTCAGGTCTTTTGTGTTTCCCCTAGTGTCTTTGGACTTGGGGACGATGATAGTGACCAGAGCGGTGGAACGAGATGGTGGGGTGGGAGTTGAAGCCATCGAAGAACACGAGGCTAACAGTGTTAGGTCGCTGTGGATAACCTAAACTGCGGGGCAGTTTACCCCCAAAAATTCCGTTTGTCAAGTCTTTTTTGCGTCTTTTTTCTCTCCGACCATGATAGTGACCAGAGAGGTGGATGGACATGGGGCTAACATTGTTAGGTTTTGGGGCATTGTTAGCGGGTAATGTTAGAAGTGAACATTGCCTAAGTCGTTGATTTCAAACAACTTTCGTCTAATGTGATAATGTTAGCGTGATTTTGGAGAGAGAAGCAGAAAACGAGGCTCTCGGCAAGTGCAGTTCCACGCACCCGCAACTGGGCGCACAAAAACAAAAAACCCCGCCTCTCTCTTTTTCTCTCATAACATTATAACATTCTAACAAAAGCCCCGCAAACCCGCATGAACACTAGGTTCCGCATTGTTAGCCCATTGTTAGACTCTCTCGCCCCCTGCCTATTCCCTAACATTCCTTTGGTCGCGGGCTGTGACCGAATCACTTGACTTGGACACTTTATTGTGGTACAATAAAAGAAAAACTTGAAATTGAGCCATTTTTGGGGCAACCCGCAAACCCGCCTAACAATGTTAGGCACTGACTGAAGGAGCGAACCGATGACCGCAACTACTGAAACCCTGACCCCTGCGCAGATCGCGCAGTCCCTACGCAACCCCATGTTCGCCACCCGCGACACTTTGGAGGAAGCGTACGAATACTTTTTTGACCTGATGAACACCATCAATGCCGCTGACCGTGTAGCCGCAATCACGGGATGCCAAGTCCTGCTCAACACCATCGCCAACCACATCGAGCAGGAATAACCCATGACCCCCACATCTACACCTACTTCAACAACCCTAACAATGTTAGGCGACGCAGCCGATACTTGGAGAGAGTGCATCTCATGCGGCGACGATGTGCACATCGAACGATGGAACCTCGGCTACCACCACTGCAAACACTGCGGCGATGCACTTGCCCGACAAAAACGGTGGACTGTCGCCCCGCTCAACAAGAGCAACTACATGCTGTTCACTGACCCCGAACTGCTCAAGCAACTTAACCCAAAGAGGACAACATGACCCAAGAAACCAAGGACGCACTGCAAGTGATATGGGAGCAACTCAACGGCGCACTGTTCGACCTGACCGAGGGTGCACCCGAGGACGCAGTACCTGCAATCGAGGACTGCATCGAGCGACTCGAAGCAATGGGGGTGGGCGAATGACGAGACAGAACAACAACCCCGAGGACATCTTTGATGCGGATGGGACTGCTCTGCAAGCGGCACTCGACCTGATCGAAGTCATCCTCGACACCGACCCTGATGTGTACGACGACATCGCCGCGCCTGTTGTGATGCTACTCAAGCAGAGGCTAGGCAGTTCGTGGCGCAAACCCAAACGCAATAAACGCAAAGGAGCAAAGGCATGAAATTCGTATGGATACTCAAAGGCAGTGATGGCGAGACCCCGTGGATTGAAGCCGTGTTCATCGACAAAGTGAAAGCCGAAGCCGCACTGCGCTACATGCAAGACACCGATGACGGGCGCGGGTACTTTTACACCATCCAAGAAAAGGAGATCACAGAATGAAAAGACCTACTGAAGTAATCCTAACAATGTTAGGCACGCTGCTATTCACCGCATTTGTTGCAGTGATGCTGTTGGAGTGGATGGCGGGATGCGGCGAGACCTACATCGACGCGAAGGGCGAACGCCATGCCCACGAGTGCATGTTCATCGGCAAACCCATGACGGAGTGGTTCAAATGAGCGGGAACGAGACCATCACATTCGTGCAACTGCTACGCAAGCAGGGCAAGCAGACGGGCGACATCGTGCACATCAAGCGCAGACCGCACTACATCTACGACATCCAACCTGACTGCATGACCCTAGTCTCGATGGATGAGCGCAAGGTGTTCGTTACTTTGTGGGACAAACAGCCATGCACAAAAACAAACTGAGCAAGCACAAGCCCGTGCTGACAAAGAAGCCGCGCAACCCTGTGGTGGCGGCACTGCTGAAAGCCCCCAAGCGCAACGCAGGTGCACATAAACGCAAGGCGGACCAGCAACCCCTAACAATGTTAGACATAGACGAGAAGGAGTAAGACATGTACGGAGCCAGATACGAGTTACCAACCCTCTACAACTGGATGGATGCGACTCTCAAGGAGCGCGACACCAAGCCCATCCGAGGACGAAGCCCTGAGTGCAAGCCACTGGGCAAGCGGCGCAACACATGGGTGAATGTTAGAAAACTGGATAACGAGTCCATCGCATGCCGCCTGTACCGCACGGACGTGGTGACTTACCACAAGGACGGGCGCATCGACATCGAACTGGACGGGTGGGCGAGTCAGTCAACCATCGCCTTCATCGAAGAGGTGCTCAATGTACGCGGGTGCATTCAGCATAACCATGCGTGGATAGGTGCAACTGTGCAAGGGAGCACGCAGGTCGGCATGTACGCACTGCACACCCACGGGGTCAATACATTCCGGCGCAATCAGTACGGGGACTTGGAGTTTCAGAACCCCATGCAGATCAAGACGCACAAGATCAACCGAGCAGGGGCTAACAATGTTAGGAAAGCATACAAGCCGTTCAAAGACTACATCGTGCGCACCATGCGCCTACGAGACGATGGCTTCAGCACTCACGAGTTCGGTGATGTGTTCGGTTGGGTGAGGGACGGACTGCCTAACTACCCAGTTCAACTACGCATCGGCAATGCGCATAGCAACAAGGCGAGCGACATCCTCGCGTTCCTAGACCTAGCCAAGTCGGGGGAAGCCGCCGATCAGTACAAGGCGTCCCTGTGGCTTGCGCGTAGTGCGTCACGCTACGGCATGAGGCAAGACCGTTGGCGACCCACGTTGGACGACATGCTCAAGTATCTCGATGACTGCATCCTGCTTGCCCATCGGGACGAGTGTTTCGTGGAAGCCGAAGCCGCAAGCGGCAACGTGGCGCGAGACCCCTACGCCAAGTTCTTTGCCTTTGGTCAGTGATCCCCTAAATCGTGACCGAAGTCCTTGACTTGAACATCTTTATGTGGTACAATGTTAAAAAAGAGTGGGAGTCTGAGTTCAGATGAGCCACCGTGAGCCTGCCTAACAATGTTAGGTGTAATGAAGTAGGTGTAACTAACCAAAAAGGAAAGACCCATGAGCGCAATCACATTCGGCACGCAAGTGTCCCTGAAGCAAGCCGCGAGCATCATTCTCGCAACCCCGCAGAACCGATACCTTTTGCAGGGTGAGCCGGGAATCGGCAAGTCCTCTCTGCTTAAGACGCTATCGGCAAGCCTGCCCGAGCACGAGGTGGCGTACATCGACGTGCCCAACATGGACTTGGGTGACATCGCCATGCCCGTCATCAACCACGAGACCAAGACCACCACCTACTACCCTAACAGCAGGTTCAAAGTCCACACCGGCAAGCCCGTCATAACAATGTTAGACGAGTTCACCAAAGGTGCGGAGCCGATCAAGAACATGCTTCACCCTCTGCTCGAAGTGGCAAACCCTCGACTGGGTGACATCTCTGTGCACCCCGACTCCATCGTGTTCCTGACGGGCAACCTGTCATCCGATGGCGTGGGTGACAACCTCAAAGCACATAGCCGCAACCGCATCATCCCGCTCAACGTGCGCAAACCTGACTCCGATGAGTGGCTTGAGTGGGCAGTGAACAACGACATCGAACCCGTCATCATGGCGTGGGTGCGTCAGTTCCCGCATGCCTTGGCTTCCTACACCGATGCCGCCCACGGTGACAACCCCTACATCTACAACCCGAAGAAGGTGCAGACTGCCTTTGTCTCGCCTCGCTCTCTCGAACGAGCCTCTAACATTGTTAGGGTGCGTGACCGCATCGACACCGATACGCTGATCGCCGCAATGACGGGAGCAGTTGGCGAAGCCGCCGCCCGTGACATGCAAGCGTTCGTGGAGTACCAAGATCAGTTGCCGACTTGGGAAGCCATCATCAAGAACCCCAAGAGTGCGGACGTACCTACTAGCGCAGGTGCATGTGCCGTGCTTGTGTTCGGAGCCATCGCCAAGATCGCCAAGGACTCCATCACCCCATTCATGCAGTACTTGGAGAGGTTCGAGCCTGAGTGGCAAGCATGCTTTGCCATCAACGTGGCGAAGTCCCCGACCAAGCAAGCAGTGGCATTCAGTTCGACTGCGTTTGCTGATTGGGTGGCAAAGAACGAGGACTTGCTCTGATATGAGCAGGTCACTGGACGAGTCATTCATCCAAGCGTTCGAGGGGCGCATCCTGAAAGTGGAGAAGCACTACGACTTCAACCGCATGGGGTACACCCTCGCCCTGCTGATATTCATCCCCGATGATTTGACCGAGAGCGTCGATGAGTTGGAAATCTATCGGCGGGTGGCAAAGGTAGTGAACGTAATTTCACCGAAAGAAGGAGCCTAACAATGTTAGAGCAGGTACAAGACAAAGCCGAGCGACGGCTGAAGAAAGTAAAGATCGCCCTGATGCGCAACCCCAAGTTCGCGCTGTGGTCGGGCATCCTGATGCTAGGCAAGACCGAGGTCAGTGATGCAATCCCCACGGCATGCACCAACGGGCGGGATGAAGTCTACGGGCGCAAGTTCATCGAAGGACTGGACGACAAGGAGTTGGGGTTCGTGGTGCTCCACGAAAACCTGCACAAAGCGTTCCGACATCTGTTCGTGTGGCGCAAGTTGTATGACGAGAACCCGCAGTTGGCTAACGCCGCTTGTGACTACGTCATTAACCTGATGATCGTAAAGTCCGATCCGAACGAAGCCACTGTGGCAATCCCCCGCAAAAACGGGAAAGTCTACGGGCTACTGGATGCCAAGTTCGCCAACATGAACGCCAAGCAAGTGTTCGACATTCTCAAGCAGGAGCAAGAGAAGAACGGCGGCAGCGGCGGTGACGGCGAAGGTGAAGGTGACGGGCATGGTGGGTTCGACTCGCATGACTGGGACGGAGCCAAGGAGTTGGACGAAGCCGAGCGCAAGCAGTTGGAGCGTGAGGTCGATCAAGCCCTGCGTCAAGGTCAGATTGCCCATCAGAAACTGCACGGCAAAGGTGCGGGTGACATGGGGCGAGAGTTGGGTGACCTGCTCGAACCGCAGATTGATTGGCGCGAAGTCCTGCGCGAGTTCGTCAAGTCCATCTGCAACGCCAAGGATGCAAGTTCATGGCGCAGAGTGAATCGGCGCTACCTGTCGGGTGATGTCTACATGCCTACGCTGATAGGTGAACGTGTGGGGCGCATCGCCATCGGCATCGACACATCGGGTTCCATCGGTGGGTCGGAGTTGAACCGCTTCCTGTCGGAGGTGAAGTCCATCGCTGAGGACGTTCGTCCGCAGTCTGTTGACTTGATCTATTGGGATAGCGAAGTAGCAGGGCACGAAGAGTACGACGAGTTGGCAGTGCCTAACATTGTTAGTTCGACCAAACCAAGAGGGGGTGGGGGCACT